GTTTTGTAAAAGTCGTAAGATCCTCTACGGAATCCGCTGAATCCTAAGTTAAGTGCCATATCTTCTGAATTTTCAAATAATCCATAAGCAACACCTCCAGTAGCTCCGCTAGAAATAGCTGCAAGCATATCATCAAAATCTAAAGCAGTTTGACGGTTTAAGAATAGCATGTTTTCCTCAATCGCTCCTTGAGTATCAAGGTTTTTAAGGATAGCATCAAATTCATTTAATCCGTTAGCAGCTGTGAATCCAGTTTCTACATTACCTCTATCTTGGATAGCAGCAAATAAACCTTGAGTTCCTGGCTGACTTAATGGGTTAAGAGTAGATGCATTTAATTCACCTTCTACCATTGCCATTTCTAAGTAATCTTCAAAACGTAAACGTGTTTCAGACTCAGCTTTCAAATACCATAAGTACCCGTCAGTTCCGTCTTCAGTCGCTACATTTACCCATCCGATTTGTGCAGTATCAGATCCAGATACAACGTACTGATCTCTAATAATGATTGGTGAGTTAGAATACTGTGTTAATACAGGCTCTACGCTAGTTCTAGCAGCTGAGTTTCCAGCACCGCCAGCAGCTAATGTAGTTCCTTTAGAATAATCAGATCCATAAACAAATACTTTTAATCCAGTTGCAGAGAATCCTTGAGTAGTCAAAGTTGTTCCAGCAAAAGGCTGAATAGTGATTGTTCCAGATGCACCAAGTGTAGATGCTGTTACAATACCTTTAGCTTCTAATCCAGTAGCTGGATCTAAAACAACAACAGTATCATTTACTGAAATCACATTATTAACTCCAGCTACAGCGCCAGGGTTAAGAGTAATTACAGATAATGTACCAGCTCCATTAGCTTGAGATGCTCCAGCGTAAGAGATGTGTAATCTGTTTTGTTCAGACCAAATAACTTGATCAGATGTCATTGGCATTTCTGCTCCAACCATTTTTAAGAATCCAGATAACGTTCTGTTTCCATAACGCTCTACTTCCGCTTCATAAATTTCTGGTAAATACTGCTGAGCAAAATCAGCAAAGTTAGTAGGAACTCCACCGCCTCCGCCGTTGTTATTCCATTGTAAATAGTTTGTAGCAAGTAATTGCTGTGTTTGTGATGGGACTATGCTCCCAAATTGTGGTAATAAACTCATTGTTATTAGTTTTTAAACTTTTTAATTTTTAGTTTTGCGGAGTTAGCTCCAGAAACTGACTTGACTTTATACGCACCAAAACGAGCACTTTCAACCGGTGCCGCTTTCCTAGCTTCAGTAGATGTATTATTAGATTTGTTTACAACATCTCTAATAGCATCTGCTTTACCTTGTTCGTAGAAGTGATTTGCTATTTTATCAGCATTTGCTCCTGTGTATAAAGCTTTGTGATACCCTTTGGTATCTTTAATCGTACCATCTTCTCCAAGGAACTTCCCTATAAAATTACTGATGTCCGACTGTTTTTCCCCAACCTGAGCAGCATTTTGTACTCCATACCTAAACTTTTTTTCTCCTAAGCTGAAATCGAAACCTTCGAAATCTTTATTGAATAATTGTTCAGTTTGAGTTTTAAACTTCTCATGGTTTTGGGAGTTTCTTTTCTGATCCTCCTTATATCGATTAAAAAAGTCCGATGCTTTTTGTTGATCCTCTGAAAGACTAGGCGACTTCAACTTGATGTCGTCATAATATTTTTCCTTAGTATCTTCTAAAAACTTACGGGCTTTTGAAACCTCTTCTTTATATGCGAGTTTTTTTCTTTTGATGTCTCGCTCTTCATCAATATCTTCATCAAATGCAAAAGTATCTTCGATCATAAAATCGATTTCTTCTTGTGACAAATGAGGTTTAGTGCTTTTATAATATTCTTTTACAAGAACATCTCTGTCAACATCCTCATAATTAGTGCTTAGTCTTATGTAATCCTGCATAGTACCCCCTGTTTCTCTCATAAAATCCACCAGTTTATTTATATTTTCTGGTAAATCATTTTGAATGGGAGCTGGCTCGGCAACTAGCTCTTCAGCTTTTACTTCTTGTTGTTCTTTTTCTTCTTCTTCGGTAATTTCCCTAATGACTGGTTCGGATGTTCCTTCCTCCACTTTTTGTACATCTTCGGCTTGTTTATTCTCATCCACACCATCTGTGCTTGACTCTTGAACGGCATCTGTTTCTTCTTTAGGGATTACTATTCGGGCTACATTACTAGGAGTATCAATTAAAGGCTCCTTGTTTTTAGCTGCCAACTGTTCGTCAGTTAGCTTAGGCTTAGACTGGATCTTAAAAGATCCCTCCGTTTTTACTTGTTCATTCATGATATAATATTATATAATTATTAAATACTTATTTATGTAGGATCAAATGAAGATAAGTCAAAACCTCCCATCACGTCATTACCTTGTGACTCAAAGTTTTTAGGCATACCTTCTGTTTGCCTTTGTTGTATAAGTTCGCTTTGCTGAGTACCTTGTATTTTTACTCGTTTGTCTTTGCGATCTTCTATTTCAGCTTCTTTTTGTTTTGTAGCTCCTATCTGAGCTTGAGCTAATTGCATATTGTATTCAAATTCAGTAGCCATTAATTGCTTCTTTATTTGAGCTTCAGTTTGCATTCTTTGTATTTCAAACTGTGATTTAGCTTGTTCAATAGCTACTTTTTCCGCGGTAAGAGCTTGCTGTTTTTCAACTTCAGCCATTGCCGCTCTTTCAGAAGCTTGAGCGTTAGCCTCGGCCTGAGCTTGTATATTCTTTTGTGTTAAGGCTTCTTCTCTTTCTTGTTTCTTTCTACGCTTAAGCTTTAGCATTTGGTTAGCAAGCTTAAGGTTTTTAATCTGTTTAATATCTATTGAATCTTCAATATCTATTTCTTTTGTTTGTAAAGCTATTTGTATATTTTGTTGTAGCTCAGCCGTTTCTTCCTCGTCAGGTTCCATTTCTAAATATATGCCAAAATCATGTAGATTTAATTTTTCTATTTCTTTTAGCGTTTCCACATTAAACGTAGACACACTGTTCATTAAAGAATTTTTAGTAAGGGGGAAGTTTAATACGTCTGCTATTTTTAACGAAATGTTTTCACAGGTACTAAGTGCTAAGAAAAGACTAGCGTCTTGTATATGCTTAGTAGCTACATTAGAAGCATTAGCTGCCATTTTTTGTAACCCAACTAACGAATCAGCAGAGGGCAAAGATCCATCTCTTGCTTCGTTTAATCCAGTGACATCTCTAATCATTTGCATGTTATAATTATATGCTGTAATAAGAGATTGTATTTTCCCCATTCCATTTGATGAAGACAATTCTTGGATTGGCACTTTGCCTCTATTTATATCACCTTCCTGCGTTAGCGATCTACCTACAACAGAACCAGTTTGAAAATACATGTTTAATGCTTCAGCTGGATTGTAGTTTGTTCCGTTACCTAAATCAACTTCAGCTAAACCGTCCATATCTAAAAAGATACCATCTGGAACCATTCTAGATAATACTTGTTGTATTTTTAAATGAGTTAGTTGTATTACATCTGCAAAACCTATACATTTGCTTATTAAAGATTGTATTTTGCCTTTATACATTCTAGGGGCACATAAAGAATAACTCATTTCTACTCGAGTAGTATCAGCCATGGGACGTGTCATATTTTCTGACATTTCCCATTTAAGCATTATATCTGTACCGATTATCTTGGCTCCTTCATATAATACTTCTATAGATCTTGAAACTCTTTCAAAGTTGTCATTCGGAGGAGGATTAAACTGATCCGTTTTTTCAATTGCTTTTTCTAAACCTGAATCCGTTTTCTTTATTTTAAAAACTTGATCAGTATAAGTCTTATACTCAAAATACAAAACTTGAACGGTGTTAGAATCGTAGCTTTCAAACCCTCGAATCATTCTTTGGTTTCCTGCTCTTTTTTGAATTCGCTCTAGCTCATTATCTGATATATTAGGAAATTCTTTTTTAAGTTCGGGTATAGTTATAGATTTAACTTCACCTACATAATATATATCATCGAAGTGAGGATCTTCCGTATAAGACCAAACGCAATAAGCTGGATCAACATAATCAACCACAATACCTTCAGCTGGATTAAACGATGTTTTAGTTATACCTATTCCTATATTAACTAAATCCTGATTTACCCTAGATTTAGTTAGATCAAATTCATTAGTGGCTAATACTGTGCTAATAGCCTCTTCTTCTGCAACCTCAATAGATTGTTTGTAACTAAGCTGCATGTGAAGATCTCTCTCTTCTAAAGATTCTGGTAAATTATCCGGAGATATATTAGATCTGCTTAAGTTAACATTAACGACTTCAGATGCTTGAGCCTGTTCGTTTTTAGTTAACATATCAAATAATAAGTCCTCAGCAAAATCAGTTCTTTTCTTTAAAGACTCAGGATCTTGAGCGTAAGAGGTAAGATCATATTGTTTTTGAGTAATACCATTGGCAACTATGTTGGAAAACTTGGAAAGTATAGGAACTGGCTTCCAATCTAAATTAAGATAAGACAAATCACCATTAATAGCTAATTCATCTTTGTACTTCTGTACACTTTGTTCTCCTCTGGCATATAATCTTAAATTATGAAAATTATTCCAGTTTGTAGCGTAACGGTTTGAACCACTTCCTCCGTAATTGAACCATTCCTGCTCAATAGCTCTACTAACCTGAAGTCCATACTCCGTCGTTGCTTTCTCTGCATCACTTACAACCTGATCCGGGAATGAGCTATTAGTATTTGTACTTATATTCATTTATTATATTATTTTTGAAGTAGTCCCCTCGTTATTATATTTTTTAAAACCCAAAGAATAAGATTTAATTTTTGTTATACCTTTAGGGTTATACCTGTGTTTATTACAAGCCATTAAAGCTAACCCTGAACTTATCGAAGCATCATGCTTAGTTCTATTATTTATATCAAACTTAGCCCAGTCTTCTAAAGTTCTTTGCAAATACATATCTCCATATCCATCTTTCTTTTCTCCTATAAAATCTTCTATGTATGTTTCAATAGCTGAAGCGTGTGCTTGTTTTATATCCTCACTTGAATTAGGTATTCCACCTACTTCTCTTTCAGCTATAGATAATTTATTATATGTTTTATCTGGTCGGTTTATACTGAAACCTCTGTATCCTCTACGCTTTAAATAATAAAGCAATCTAGGTTTGTTATTTTCTGCTAGCAGAGGCATTCCGTAAAACACACAAGCCATTAGTACGTCTTCAAAAAACATTTCAGCCGTTGACGGTCTTGCAATATACTCAAGGAAAAAATGGTTAGGGGGTGCATTTTCCATTGAAAACTTTGTTAATCCATGAAGCGATCCGTTAGATCCGCCACCACCAACAACACCGCTAATATCATAGCTATCACATCCAAAAGCTCCCATGTGTTCATTACCAGGATATTTAATGCCATTTTTTATTATTAAGTTATTTTGTTGTTCTTGATCAGGAACCCAAGTAATAAAAAATCTACCGTTTTTATTGGGATAGAACATTACTTTAGTATCCTTAACACCGTTTTCCCATTGAAAGTTACCTTGAGTAACCATAGCTGAGTTTCTTAATTCCTCATTGTAATCTATTTGCTGATAAATCTTCGTAAGATTAAATATAGATTGCTTAGCTTCATCTCTAAAAGCATGTTGCTCAGTACGAGGAAACTGTCTGTAATATTCGTTTAATGCGTCAGCATCATCCTTTAAACCTTCAACTTCATTTTCCCAGTGTTGTATAACGCCTTCTGTGATAACATTACCTTGGGGATCTAATGTTTCTTTAGTTGGAGTATCAAAAACAGGATAGCCATGCTGATCAATAAAACCCTCATAATTCCATTCCATGGGAATAAACAATTTGTATAAACCTGTTTTAGTTTGCCCATTTTTATTTCTTGATAACGCATCTGATCCGTCGTATAACTTTTTAAAGTTTTTACCTCCTTTATCTAAAGCATTTGATGTGGATCCCATCATACACTTTCCTATAATTCTACTACCTAATCTTAAACAAGTTTTTGTTACTCGCCAGTTGTTAAGTATATTAGTTGGCTTTTCCCATTTACCTGATTCATCGTGAACAAGTAATTTTAACTTTTCACCATCATAACTGTTATCACCTGTATTCTTCCAGTCAATAGTTGTATCTAATCCATCAAGTTCTTGAGCTGCTTGGTTTTCTTCTAACTTACGTCTAGTAAATTTAGAAGCGGGTACCCTGTATGCTAATTCTGTTTTTGGACGGTCCATACCGTCTTGTATTGGTTTAAAGAAAAAAGGATAATTCACCGAGATCGGTACAACCTTATCTGTAAACATTTTCTTGGCATCAGCCCCTGATTTGGATAATATACCGAATCTAGAGTCTGAAGATATCGTAGCTGAATTAACTGTTTCTCCCGACGACATGAATGAAAATCCAGAGCGTCGATTTTTAAGGTAACAAATACCGTACGATCTCCTATCCGCTTTGCAGGCCTCCCAGAATATGTAGAATAATCTGTTCGATTCTCGAAAGTCCGGTAATCCGACATCAATCTTGGACCACTGCAAGTACATATAATGAGTACCAGTAATGTAAGTAGGCTTGCCTTTATTAATAAACCAAAAACCTTTTTCACGTCTTTCAAATTCTTCATCTATATAGGGATGCCACTGTTCTTTAAAACTATTTGGGTAAGCGTTCCAATCTTGAACACTTTTAATTTTTTTTAATGACTTAGGGTATTCTGCAGCTTTCCATTTGCTTTCACCTAGGTCTTTTGCACCTTCTGCTTTAGGTAGCGCAATCATTATGCCACTTATTTCATAGATCTCGCCAATCTTACCTGTTTTACTAATTATAACAGTATCGTACTCAGCGTTATATCCATATTCCCATTTGGAATATCTATTCTTTTTTTTAATTACAGCTGGTTTAATATGGTCTTTTACAACCCTGTATAAAGTTTGTTCGTACGCCATTACTTAGATCTCCCTTCTGCAAATCCCTTAAATGCAGGTTTATTTGCTTTATTGTTTGATTCAGCAATCATACTTTCTTCCTCTTGAATTTTACTTAATATTTCAAAAGCATCGAATATACAAAGCTTTTTAGTAGCGGCAGCATTTTTAAGTCTGTCAGCAGATATATCTTCTTCTGAGTCAACGATCTTTTCTTTTGCTACCTTTACTAATTCTTTAATTGCTTCCCGCCCAGCGGCTATTATATTCTTCTTCGTTTCTATCGAGTTCATACTTTATAACAATATCATTTGATTTCATACAGTACATAATCTGATCATCTATAACAAATTCCCATTCGCTATTAGGTGTAAAACCAATTATGTCTCCTGGATTGATTCCAGCGCGTTCTAAGGACTTATTACCTATTTTTAGTATACCAATAAGACTAGCTGTTTTATCGCTGCTAAAAGGGTCTTTATTTTTGACCGGAGCAACAAAGCATCTATCGCCGAATGATTTCCAATTCTTTTTATTCTTGTACAAATATATTTGATCTATTGCACACATAAAAAGTCCGTCTTTAAGAAACGATCTACTATTTTTTTTAAGTCCTTTCATATCATAAAAAACTCTAAACACATTATGATGAACGACTATTAAATCACCTTTTTTTATTGGCGTTGCAAACGCTGCAGGGGTTTCAACAACCTCGGCTATATTGTTAACGTGTTTAAAACTTTCTATAGAAGTGTTGGTTATAAGGTCCACTTCTCCAACCTTAACTTGATTATCATATCTTTGCCCTACCGGCTTTATGATAAAATCGTATATACTTCTCATTAGTACTCTAAGTCATACTCAACGGATATAGCCATGTTAGAGTTAAACTTCTTCCATGGCATTACCTCGTTGTCTTTTTTTATAAATATATTATAAGAATTATCTGACTCTTCAAATATTATATGAGAAATTTCATGCCCACCGTAAACTGTCTGCTTAACAGAGTAATGCATTGCTTCGTTCTTGTAGTCGGCACCTATACTGATCTTCCTTATAATATTGCTCATAACCCTATTCTTTGTCTGCTGGCTCTACTTTGTCGTAGGTACCATCAGTTAAATTAATATTAATAGGGCCATATTCATCTTCTATGGATTTTTTAAAATCCTCCATGTCTTTTTCAAGCATGTTTATTTGATAAATTGCTTTTGCTTTTTCAACCTCTAGTCCTCCAATATGAGCACAATACCTTTGCAAATCACTTTGCAACGCTTGTACTTTTTCTAATTGTTCTTTACTAATTGATTGTTCTTTTGATTTCATTGTTTTTACTTTACTCATTTTTATTTGATTTAATTGATATTAAATAGCCCCACAAACTTTAATTCATAGGGCTATTATAAATTACTATGCTACAGATAATGCTGTAACCTCAATACCTGAAGCTAATTGTACTTTAGCTTTGATTCCGCCGGGGTTAGCCGTCATAGCCGCGTTGATAGCGTTTAATACGTCAATACCTTTTGCAGCGGTGGTTGTAAGCAACACGTGCTTCTGTCCTGTTCCTAAAAACAATTTAACTGCGTTAGCAGCGCTACAGAAAGCTGTTGATACATCTTCTACATTAATTAATTTTTTACCAGCTACGTGAGCAGTTGCGCTCGTCACTGGAATTTCGATAAATTTTGCCATTTTTTGTGTTAGTGTTAGTGTTAGTGTTAGTGTTAGTGTTTGGCTTAGGTTTGTACAGTCCTATTCTGTTATTTTCTCATGTGCTTATGGATAGGGTGTGCTCCCTTCTTAGCCATATCAGTTTTGTGAATTGCTTTTTTTGCATCATAGATTAATTCTCTTTCATGCATCATTTTTTTGTCGTACTTGTTCATGGTTGTGCTTGTATTTATGATTATTATTTTTGTTTTGTTTTTCCGTATTCTCTTAACGTAAAGTAACCACCTATTACGGTAACTCCCATTGTCATTAAAAGAGGTAAGTATGCTTCAGCTAAAGGTCTGCCCCATTGTGAAGTTATAATTACTATGTCTATTAAAAATGTAAAGTTAGCAACTACTAAAGGTCTTATGTTTCTAGCCAGCCAACTACCATATTTCATATCATACTCCCAGCGCTTACTTATTTCAACTTCACGTTTAGATATTTCTTGTTCTACTACAATGTCTTTTTCTAGCTCTTTTAGTAATACATCTTTATCTTCGGGAGATATACTTGAGCTACCTCTTATTGCATCGCTTAATTTATTAAACCCTTCCGCTCCGGTAAGAGTACCGACTATGTTAAGTATATCTGGTGTAACGCCGGCTATAGTTCTTAGAGCATTGCCTACAAACGTTCCGTCCCCACCGTTTTTTCTTAAATTAGGATTGTCACTCATTTCTTTTTTCTTTTTAGAGAGGAAGTTCTTTTACCCATGCCTGTTCTTTTCTTTTCTGCTACAGCTTTTTTCTTCTCAGCTGGAGACATTTCTTTCCAGGTCTTTGGGGTTTTAGAACTTACCCTTTTAGATGGTCTGCACTTTTTAGTTTTTTTGTTTTTTGTAGATCCACAAACATTACCTTTTTCGTCGGTCCACTTTTCTTTAAACCATCTTTTTAATGCAGCTCCCTCTTTTGTTTTACGAACAGCCATTATTTCTTACCTTTGTTCTTACGGCACTTTGCAATAGCACCACTAGCGTATGCGGATGGAAATACTTTATAGCTTCCTTTTATCTTGTAATAACAAGCATCTTTATTTGTTTTCTTTTTCATCTTCTACCTGGATTAGTTATTCTAAATACTGGTTTTGAATCCCAGCCATTTCTACCTTTTGAGCCTTTAGCACCTTTAATAGAAGGTTTCATATATTTGCTAAGGCAACCGCAATTCTTTTTATTTTTCATATTAGCAGTTCCATTTTCTTCGTGCAGCTAACCCTCTTTCTGACTTCCAGCCTTTGGATCTTGCACAAAATGATTTACGTCTTTTAGCAGCCTTACTGCCTTTTTTAAGTTTTGAAGGAGGTGTAGTCACGGCAGTTTTTAATTTACTGCCAGGATTATCTTTACGGTATTTGGCAACTCCTTTAGCAGTCATTCCTCCACCAGCTTTCTTACCTCTACCTTTACCTTTTTTTACTTTTGCGTAGTTGCCCTCTGATTTTTTACGAGAAGGAGCTTTACCTCGTTTTTTTGGTGCTGCTTTTTTTGTTGCCATTATTCTGATGTTTTATCCCAACGGGCTTTAGTTTTTCTTATGTCGTAATGTACGAAAGTATTATACAATCCTAATCCGCCTTCGGATATATGACTGTGTTCAATTAAGTTTGCTATGGTATCAAACACTTCTTTAGGGGACATATCATTTACTTGAATATCACAAGCTTTGCCTAATATATGCTGAGAGTTAGGCACACCTCCTACTTCCTCGTTGTGTTTTGGACACCTATAAGCATTTGTCAGAATCATAGGTTTTCTTATGAAGTCTCTAATGACCTGTAAGTTACCAGCAAGTTTAGTTATTTCAGATAATACCTCTTCCGGCATTTCGCAACCACACTTGCATTCAAACTCTGACTTGTTAAAGTTTTTAGTAAGATTCATTGTATCGCCCTTTCTTAGCGCACTCTGTAATCGGCTTAGATTCGTAGCTACAGGGGTACTTTAAAATTTGCATCCCATTTATACCTGAAGAAGATCCTTTTTGGTGAGGCCTTCCAATTTGACTTAAGGGTCCATCCCATAAAGTGTTTTCACCTATCTCTCCTGAGTTTTTACCCGGGGGAGTAGGATTTGCGTTTTTTGTATATTCCATATCGTTTATTAATTATCTTCTGTTAAATATATTAGGATCAATAGATCTATTTCTTGCTTCTTGAGAGCCGTACATAACTTCTCCTGCAGCAATAGCACCTGGGCTCATTGAGGAAGGAGCACCTCCGCTTTCTAAAGCAGCTACTCTAGCTTCTAAATCTGATGTACCTGAGTCGTCCATAGAAGCTGCAATTCCTCCTTGCATTTCTTGTTTACGTGCTTGAGCTTGAGCTAAAGCTTTGATTGCTGGGTTATCTGCAAAAGCACTTCCCATTGCTCCAACCGCTGATGTTATTCCTGCCATAATTATCTTGTTTTATCTTTGTTAATTTTTTCTATAGCAGTGGCTAAAGTTTTGTCACTGTAAGAAATTCGTTTCATTGCCGGGTTACGTCTTTTAGAAGTTGGTATATCTTCCTTGCCAAGCATTATCCTATAAATCTGTTGTATTATATTTTTTGTTCGAAAACTAATTTCGTATATACTGTAAGTTTTATCGGCTCCGTTGTATCCTCTCCATTTGACTATCCAACCTTCTTTAAGCAACCTATTCCACCTTCTATTATCCCAAGAGTAAATAAGTATACCATCTTCAAAATCTTTCCTCGTAAACTTACCTAAACAATCGAAATATATTAAAAGCTCTAAATCAGCATCGGTCAAACCTGTTTTTTTACAAGCCCATCTTCGTATTACTCTATAATGTTTTAACAGTCCTATTTCTTTTAATTCTTGACCCGTTAACTCTCTCATAAAACAAATACTACATCTTGAGCTTTAATAACATGATAGGTTTCTTTATCTAGCTCTATCTTGTGACCAGCGTGCCTATCGTAGTATATAACATCATCTTTGTTTATTCCCGCGCATTCAGATCCTGTAGACACCACAGTAGCTTCTACGTATCTTATATCCTCACGGTGCGTTTCAGCCAGGAGTAAACCTCCTTTAGTTTTAGTAACACCTTCTTTTAATTTTTTTATTATTATGTTTCTACCTATTGCGTTCATATTATCCTCTTACGTTAGACATAACACAGTTGGTAGACAAGATAGTCGAAGCAACTGAGGCAGCATTCTTTAACGCCGACTTGGTAACTAATACAGGATCTATAATCCCTGCTTTAAACATATTTACTGTTTTTCCAGTCTCAACATTAACCCCAAAATCTTTTTTATTTATAGGTTCATATTCTAATCCTGCGTTTTTCATAATTGTTTTGCAAGGATAATACAAAGCTTCAATAACTAGTTCTTCACTAGACGACTTTGGTTTTATACTTCGGATTGCATTAATTAGTGCAACTCCGCCACCGGCAACCACACCTTCTTTTATAGCAGCTTTAGTTGCGCATATTGCATCTTCTACTCTATCTTTCTTTTCATTTAATTCAACCTCAGAATTACCTCCAACTTTTACTATTGCAAGTTTTGCAGCTAGCATAGCTAATCTTTTTTCAAGCTTAACTACTTTGTTAGGATTGCTTTCTATAAGCAATTGTTCTTTTATGCTTTCAATGATTAATTTAATATCTTCCGATTGTTCATCAGCTACTTGAAAAACAGTATCTTTAAATGTAGATACAGCTTTTACGCAAGTACCTAAACATGATAAATCAATAAGATCTAAATCATCGCCTAAGTTTTCACTTATTACAGTGGCTCCTGTAAGCAAGGCTAGATCATCAAATATTTCTTTTCTGTTTACTCCGTGTGTCGGAGCTGGGATTATATTGACTTTTATAGAGCCTTTGTTTTTGTTCATTGCAAGTGCTGCTGCGACTTTAGCGTCAACATCACCGACTATAAGTAAAGGTAAGTTATTTTTTATAACGTACTCTAGTATGGTTTGTATTTGTCTAATAGTATCTACAGCTGAATCCACTAACAATATTTTAGGATTGTTTAACTCTGCTGTATTACTTGCATGATTAGTTACAAAATGATTATTTGTAAACCCTTTCTCATATTGTACACCTTCAACTATTTCAATGCTTGTATTACCGTCTTGTGCTGTTTCCATCATAACAACTCCGGTTAAATCTACAGCCCTATAAGCATCAGCAATTAATTTTCCTAGTTCTGCATCGTTATTAGTAGATATTGTAGCAACTTCGTCTATCATATCCCCATTAACCGGTTTAGCTTGCTTTTCTAAATGCTTTAAAGTTTTATCTACAATATTGTTTATTGCATCTCTTTTTTCCCTACTAGTAAATTTCATAGGTGATTTAGCAAACTCTTTTAGTATTGCATGAGCTAATACCGTAGAGGTTGTTGTTCCATCTCCAGCTTCAGCTACTGTTCTTCTAGCGGCTTGCTTAACTAATGATGCCCCCATATTTTCAACAGGATCTAATAACACTGATAATTCCGCAACAGTTACACCATCTTTAGTTATTACCGGTATTCCTTGAGCATCTTCAAAGATTACACATTCGCCACCGCCTCCTAATGTTGAGGCCACAGCTTCTGTGAGTGTTTCAATACCTTTAAACACTTTTTCTCTACCTTTGTCGCCAAAGCTAAATTGTTTTACTATTTGATTCATTTAATTAGATTTTATTATATAATCACATATAATTTGTAAAAGCTACAATTATATGCTTTATTTATTGCAGAGTAGAATTATTCTTCCTCTTCCGCTGTATCTTCTTTAGGCACTTCCGCTCCTCTTGGGTAACCATAAAACTGATGTGCTGACGTATCTCCTGGATATACTTCTTTATCTCCAAAATCTAATTCATCTGTACTCATTATATCGTATGCCCAACCTGGATAATAAACCGGTGGTGTTATTTCTTTTCCATCTGGATCATAAGTACCAGGTATTTCTACTACCTTACCAATATTAACAACTGCTTTTGTTCCATTGATATATTGCATAGATGTAACACCCTCATCGGTTACTTCTTCCCAAACATCTTTTTGAATTAAAATGTCTTTTCCT